GTGTTTATGAATCGGAGGTTTAGGACGGGCGTTAGGTGTTAGGAGCGGCAACAATGCGCGCGTGGTAAGGGATTTCCTCCGCCGCCTGTTCGTCGGTCCATACAGCGCCACGATCCTCCAGGAATCGACGGGCGCGATCCCATTCGTCGGCCCGACCAACGCGCTGCGCTACACGCCCGTGTATCGCGCTGTCACGCTGATCGCCGGCGACATCGCCCGCATCGAGTGCGAGGTTTCCGCGCAGGGCGCGGACTCGCTCATGCGGTCGCCGAGCCCGTACATGTCGGCCTTCGAGTTCCGACGCTCGATGACGATGCAGGTGCTGCTTTACGGCAACGCATTCGCCGCGATCAACCGGACGCGCGGCGGCGAGCTGATCGAGATGATCCTGCTCGAGCCTGACAGCGTCTCGCTCGACCTCACCACTGGATCGGTGATCTACAAGACCCGCGTCTACGGCGACCTCACCGCCGACCAGGTGTTCCATCTGCGCGCGCCGAGCATCAACGGTCTTTGGGGAGAATCGCCTGTCAGCCTGTGCCGCACGTCGCTGCAGCTCATGGCGGCGCAAGAAGACATGGCGCTCAAGGCGTTCAGCAACGCCGGCAACCCGAAGATCGCGCTTGTGCATCCTGGTCCGCTGTCTCTCGAGGCGCGCCAGCGCATCATGGCGGACTACGAGGCGAAGCACGCGGGCACGTCAAACACGGGCAAGCCGCTTGTGCTTGCCGAGGGAATGCGCATCGAGCGTATCAGCTCGACGCTCGATGACGCCGGCCTGCAGGCTGCGCGCCAGTACAGCGTCGGCGACGTCTCGCGCATCTACGGCGTCCCGTCCTCGTACCTCTCGGAGACGGCAGGCCCGTCGTACGGCACGCTTGAATGGCTCTCGCGCATGTACGTTGATTCGTGCCTCATGCCGTGGCTCCAGTGCTGGCGCGCAGAGATCCTGACCAAGCTTGCCGGCACCGGTGAAACGGTTGCATTCGACACCGATGACCTCGTGCGCCCAGGCATGGCCGAGACAATGGCTGCGCTCCGCACAGCCGTCGAGGCTGGCGTGATGACGCGCAACGAAGCACGCGAGGAGCTTGACCTACCGCCGCTGCCCGGACTCGACACGCCGACGCTGGCGCTGAACGTCGGCGCCGGCGGCGGCTCGACCAACATCGGCGACGACACAAGCGAAAGCGCGGGGACTCCCAATGATTTCTAGACGCGATTTCACCGCAGCCGAGCAATCCATCGACGGGCGCAAGCTTGCCGGCTACGCCGCCGTCTACGGGCAGGACTCCCGAGAGATCGTCGAGAACGGGCGCAAGTTCGTCGAGAGGATCGCGCCGGGCGCGTTCAATGAGACGCTTTCGAGCGGCGCCGACGTAAAGCTCTTCTACAACCACGACGCGTCGATGCCGCTTGCGCGCACGCGCTCTGGCACGCTCAAGCTGCGCAGCGACCGCAACGGGCTTGCCTTCGAGGCGACGTTGCCCGAGACAACGCTTGGCAACGATGTCCGCGCGCTGCTTGAGCGCGGCGACCTGAGCGGCGAGATGAGCTTTGGCTTCTACGTCAGCGAGGACAGCTGGAACAAGGACCGCTCTCAGCGCCTTGTAAAGCGCGCGCAGCTTGTCGAAGTGTCCATCGTGCAGGACGCCGCATATCCCCAGACCAGTTCGAGCCTGCGGAGCGTTTCCGCGGCATACACGGAAGCCGCCTATCTGCGGCTCGCACTCCACTTTAGAAGGATGACAGACCATGTCCGATGAGTTGAATGAGCTTCAGTCGATCACCCACGAGTACCGCAAGAGCCTTGCGGCGTACGAGGCGCGCACTGGCCGCGCGCCGCAGACCGTCGACACCCGCGGCAGCGGCGAGGAGCGCGAGAAGTTCGCCAAGATGGACGCGGACCTTACGTCCGCCGAGCTCATCGCGCAGAACCGCGCGCTTGAGGCGCGTCTCGCCAAGCTTGAGAAGCAGCCCACGCTTGAAAGCCGCGCTCCAAAGGCGGAGTCGGCGACCGACGGCGAGGCGTACGCCGCGCGCTGGTTCCGCGCGATGGTCACGGGCGACCGCGCCGAGCTGCGCGCGATGGCGACCAGCACGACCAACGCTCCCGTGCCCACGGACATGGAGCGCCGCATCGTCAACAAGCTCTATCAGGCGAGCGTCATCCGTCAGCTGGCCACCGTGCAGAGCATTGACAGCGACCGCCAGCTCACCATCGAGGCGACGCAGCCCACTGCGGCGCTCGTGGACGAAGCTGGTTCGATCACGCCGGCAGACTTCACGTTCGACCGCGTGACCATCAACCCCTACAAGTTCGTGGTGGCGTCGAAGATGAGCCAGGAGTTCATCGACGACAGCATCGGGAGCGGCGGCATCGGCAGCATCCTCAACTGGGCTGCAGACCGCTTCGGCGTCGCGCTTGCGCGCGAGACCGAGGAGTACTACACCATCGGCACCGGTTCGTCCCAGCCGCAGGGCATCGGCGACACGAGCTCGACGGCTTGGGCGACCACGAACAGCGGACGCATCATCAACCAGGGCGTCGCGCTGACCGAAGACCAGACCGTTGCCAACATCAGCGCGGACAACATCATCGACTGCGTACACGCGGTTCCCGTGGCGTACCGCACCGGTCGCTTCGCCATCCTGACTTCCGATGCCGCCGTGAAGGCGATCCGCAAGCTCAAGGCGAACAACGAGTACATCTGGTTGCCCGGTGGCGCTGGCAACAACCAGGGCATCACGGTCGGCGCGCCCGGAACCATCTACGGCGTGCCGTACTACATCAACGAATGGGTGCCATCGACCGCAGCGCAGACCGCGACCGGCGCGAACGTCCGCGGCTCGGCGCTCTTCATCGTCGGCAACTGGGAATACTTCGGCATCTACGACCGCACGGGCATCCAGTCGATGATCGACCCGTACTCCGCGGCGGCGACGCTGGAGACCACGATGTACATGTGGATGCGGACGGACTCAAGGATCATCGATCCGGCAGCATTCGCGGCGATCTACGCGCCGAACGCCAGCTAAGGCATCCTCTTCTCCTTGCTCCCTTGCCGCGGAAACGCGGCTAGGGGGTTTCCATGAGCATTCCGCTCTCGACAATCAAATCAGCTCTCAAGATCGACTACGACGATGATGACGTCGATCTGATCCGCCTCCGAGAGGCGGCGGCTTCGCTCATCGAGCGCAAGTGCGAGGTGACGCTTGCGCCGACGGACAAGACGCTGTACCTAGCGAAGTTCACCGACACGCTGCTGCCAGACCATCCGTTCGTCGGTCTGACCAGCGTGACGTACTACAACGGCTCCAACGTCCTGACCACGATGCCGGCGGGGGATTACTGGATCGACCGCACGGATGGCCCGATGGTGCGCATCCGGTTCCTTGAGCAGCCCGCGACGTACGAAGGCACCGCCATCTCGGTGAACTACACCGCAGGATATGAGTACGTGCCAAATGAGATCGTCCACGCGATCATCGCGCTGGTCGGCGCCTGGTACAACAACCCCGAGGCGTTCCAGCCCATCGGTCTTAGCGTGGTTCCGATGTCCGTCGAGTACATCATCTCGGCCATCGGCACGGGGAGCCGAATCCGATGATCTCCGGTGGCGTTCTCCGATGGACCGCGACGGCATCGCAGCCGAGCAACACGCTCGACGCCATCGGTATGCGCACGACCACGTGGAGCGACATCGGCACCTTCCGATGCGACATGCGCGAGCAGAGCGCCGCGGAGCAGAGCTACGCAGACGGCGTCGCCGTGGTCCGCAATGTCGAGATACGCGCGCGCTGGCAGGCGGTCGAGAACATCAACCTGTCCGAGGTCTGCCGGCTCACCGTCCGCGGGCGCTCGCTCAAGATCAACGCCATTCAGAACCTCGATGAAGCCGACCGCGTCGCCGTCATCCAGTGCACGGAGGTGAACTAGTGCCTGGCGTGAACATCGAGCAAGACGTCCGCACGATGCTGACTTCGTACGCCGGGATCACGAACGCGATTCCCGCCGCGCGGATCTCCCACGGCTACAGGCTGCAGGACGGCATCCTGCCAGCGATCACCTACGAACTTACCAACGTGGTGCAGCAGTCGATCTCGGGCGGCGCAAAGGTTTGGCTTGCTTCGGTCGAGATCACGATCATCGCCGCGACCACGAAGGCTGCGCTCGACGTGCTGCCCGCGCTGAAGATCGCGTGCGGAGCAGGCCAATACAACGTCGCCGAGTTTGAGGCGGTCATCTGGAACGGGCACACCACGTCGGCTGCGGTGGTCGGCGAAGGCGATGAACAGGAACCCGCCGAGGTCACGGCGTCCATCGACATCTACTACAGGGACTAACCAATGGCAATCAATGCAGCTCTAACCTCCTTGACGTGGCGCGGCACGACCGTGCCGGCAGTTGGTTCCGTTTCGATCAGCATTTCGCGTCCAGCCCTCGACATCACGCCTATCGGTACCCCGACCGCGGACTACATCGCTGGAATCTCTTCGGCAACCGGCACGCTAGATCTGTTCTTCGATGAGGGCGATGCGCCGCACGTGACCATTTTCGGAGACATCAATGGTCACACTCCGACCAGTGGAACGATAGTTATCACTCTTGAAAGTGGAACTACCATTACCGGAGATGCATTGGTTACAAGCTACGAAATCACCGCCCAGGCGCAGAACGTGATTCGTGCGACCGTGCAGCTGCAATTCCGGAAGGACGCTGCCGCTACCGCCCTTGCGCTTACCCTTGCATGAGCATCCGAGACGCACTCACCCTGAAGCCGAAGACCGTCGACATCGACGGGCACGCCGTCACGCTGAAGCGGCCCAGCGCGCTTGACTTGCTCGAGGCGCTCGAGGAATCGAAGCGCGCGCCCGAGCGGCTGTACTTGTGGCTGGTATGGCGGCATCTGATTGAGGACGGACGCCCCGTATTCGCGTCCGTCGATGAGGTCGCCGGCTGCGACGCACGGATGGTGCAACTGATCGGCAGGCAATGCGAGCTCCTTTACGAGGAAGGCCGGGACTGACCAAGGCGCAGCGCACGGTGCTGGACTGCGCCTTGAAATGGATGAGCACCGATCTCGACTCCATGTCTGTGGTACTGATTAATGGCGCGCTTGAGATTCCCGACTGGACAGGCATCCGCGGCAAGCTTGACGCGCTCGCCGGGAAGAACCACCGCCCGCGGGGCGGGGTACATGACCGCGTCCATAGACACGGACAGCATCCGCAGGCTTGAGGCGGTGCTTCAGCGCTTCCCGAAGAACCTCCGCAAGGGCATCGCGAAGGACGCGCTTCGACCGTGGGCGCAGGCGGTCCGCAAGGCTGCGCGCGGGTTCGCGTGGAAGAACGCAGAGCGAACCAAGAAGCAGCTCTTCTATAAGGTCAAGACGTACAGGCGGGCGGTCTGGGCTGCGGTCGGCGTGAAAGCCGAGAAAGTCAAGAACGTGCCAGCAGAACAGCGGCTTGGGCGGTACTCGCCTTACGTCGGGTGGAAGGCGCACTTCATGGAGGTGGGATGGCACGCCTTCCCGCGCGGCAAGAAAGGCAATGAAGCGCGCCGTGAAGTCGGCATGAAAGCGCTGCGCATCCAGCGCGGCGAAGCGTTCACGAAGCAGATCACGGTCTACCGAAACGGAAAGCCGCACGTTCGCACCATCAAGGAACGCGCCAGCACGGTGAGCAAGGCGAGCTCAACCGGCGGCGGTGGCCGCGGATGGCGACGAGGCGTCCGCGGATACAAGGGCACCTTCCAAAGCCAATACGCGCGGCACTATCTGTTCAAGGCTTCGATGGTCGGAAAGCAGATCATCCGAGGACTCATGAACAAGGCCGTCGGCAGGGCAATCGTTGAAGCAAGGCGAGGCACCGCATGAGCGCACTGACAACGCTAAACATCCCCGTTACCGTCCATACGGATCAGGTGGCGCCGGCGATGAAGAAGGTCGAGAAGACCGTCGCCGACAGCGCGGCGCGCATCGGCAAGATCAGGACGGCGATGATGCCAGGTCTTGGCGCGCTCGGCGCTGGTCCGGTCGGCGGCGTTCTTGGCGGTCTTGGCGGTCTTGGCGGCGGGTTCGGTGCCGGCGCAATCGGGATCGGACTAGGTCTTGCGCCATTCCTAGCGGCGTCAAGGATGGTCAAGATATTCGAGAACGAAACCAAAGGCGCCAGCGACGCGCTCAAGCAGTTCAACGCGACGGGCACGCAGACGTTTGCCGCGAATTCCCAGCTTCTGAAGCGGTTTGCAGACATGGAACAGCAAGCGCAGCGCGCGAAGACACCTAGCCTCGCGCAGGCGTTCACCGGAGGATTCGCGACCGGCGCCGACGAATCGACCGTCGGCTACATCGCCCGAACCCTGGACGAATTCAGCAGCCAGGTCGCCGCTTACACAGGCGCGGTGATTGCAGGGAAGAGCCTTCCCATCGCCGGCATGGAGGCTGAATTGGCGACCGCAGGCGAGTCGCGCGCAAAGGACATCAACCGCGCGATCCGCGAGCAGCAGCGCATAGAGGAAGCAGAGCCGTGGGCGGGCATCGAAGCGCCCCTCAGTGGGATCGCGGAGTTCCTTGTACGCAACAGCGTCATCCTTGAAAAGATCAACATGGCCACAATCTGATGCCGACGTACGCAAAAACGATGAACAGCGTCGATGTCCGCATCGGCGAACTGGGACAGCCCCGCACGATCACGCAGACGATCACCGTCCGTAGATTGGATGGCGGTTTCATCACCATCGATACAGAGATTGCCGCAATCCAAGCCGAGGGCCATATCCCGACGATCAACGCGCCCTACGTCCCGCCAAATTCTGTGCCAACGGGAATGACGTGGGAACGGCATCTCGGTTGCCAAAGCGTGACGTACCGCACGGCGGCAGGCTCGAAGGCGATCATCTTTACGGTCACTTGGTCGACGCTTTGGATGGATGACCTAGCCAGCGAGACGCTGGCTTTCGTGCTGCCGTCTTCCACCGAATACAACTCGAGGACGCGCGCGACCAACATCTACCGAACCGGCTGGTCGGTGCAGCCGAGCAACACCAATGCCAGCGCCGACATCGGCGGCACCGCTGCAAGCAACGGCACGCAGCCGATCTCCATCCAGGTGAATCAGGTGCACATGCGCGTGCGCCTTACGCTGGATGCAAGCGTAAATTCGATGCTGTATGCCGTGACGGGATTCAGCACCTATCTCAACAAGATCAACAGCCATGCATTTGCCGGGTGCGCGGTGGGCACGTTGATCTGCGAGGGAATCACGGCGCAGAAGGGCAGCAACGGCTACCCGTTCTACGAGACGATCTTCGAGTTCCTCTTCGATCCGTTCTTCCATCTCGAGCAAGTGTGCGAATCCGATGAGAAGGGATACCCAAAGCTCAACGGAAGCGGCGCGCCGTCAGTGGTGAAGTGGGTTCGACCAGCGCGGACGGCAATCGACTTCAACGACATCTTCAAGGTCAACGGCACGCTTGACGCGAGCTGGCGGCTCAGAACAATCGACGGATGGTGGGGATGAGGTCATCCGACAGGCAAATTCGGGCCTCGGTGCTGGACATAAACAGGTCTGGGCGCGATCTGCGCACCCCTGATCCTGTACAGCACAAGCTCATGCGGGTGACCAATTTCTCGTTGATCAGCGGCAGCTACTACAGGTACCTGTACACGCTGCGCGAGGCGACGATGGGTGGCACGTCACCGTACAGCCCATCGCTTTCCGTCAACGCGGCGATCTATACGGGTCTGTCCGTATCGGAAATGAGCAACTCGACGACGTTCGACTACGTGTCGTACGGCGTCGACAAATCGAACATCCCGCAGGGATTCCTGCCGAAGCCGATCCCGATCAACACCATCGTCATGGCATTGCCCTGGTGGGCGTCGGACGGAACGTGCATCTACATGATCGTCAACACGCAGGCCATCGACGGCCAGTGTGGAAGCGGTCTCACCGCGGACGATGACTACGGCGCGTTCCTAATGCCTTCGGACCTAATCTTTGAGGGCGGCGAGCTTGACGCGCCCGAGGGAGATTATGATTACGGCGGCATCACCTTCGATGACTTCGGGCAGTTCTACGATCCCGTAAACCAAAACGACCAGCAGACCTACGCGAACCCAGTGACGTTTACCACCGACTACGGAACCTACTGAAATGCCGCTGAGAATCCGCCGAGGCACCAACGCAGACCGCACCACGATCACGCCCGTGCAGGGCGAGCCGATCTACACCACCGACACGAAGCAGCTGTACATCGGCGACGGCACCACCGCTGGTGGCGTCCAGGTCGGTGGCGGCGGCACGCTCACCGTCAACACCCAGGACTTCACCGCGTCGGGGACGTGGACCAAGCCCGCGAACGCGCTGTGGGTCGAGGTCACGATGTGCGGTGCGGGAACAGCTGGAGATGCAGGAACCACGGGAACCGCAGGCGAAGGTGGTTTTGCTGGACGTACTGCCTGCAAGACGTTCCTTGCATCTGACTTGGCATCGACTGTTTCTGTGACTTGCGGTGTCGCGCAAGCATTCCTTGTGCAAGCGACGGCAGCCAGCAGCTCATTTGGCACGCACATCTACGCAGCTGGCGGGGGATACAACTCGTCCAACGAGCTAGACCAACTCAACAACGAAGTTGTCGGCGTTGGTGGGGTCAGGGTTCGGGCCGTATTTGGAAGCGGTGCCGAACTCGGAGCCGGCGGCTACGTCGGTTTTCCGATGGGTCCAGGCGGCGGAGGCGCTGGCGGCTACACCAGCACTGCGTCCACTGCTGGCGGCAAGGCATCAAGCGGACAGACAGCTTCCGGCGGATTGCCAGCGACTGGCGGCGGCGGCGCTGGCGGCGCAAGCGGCACCACTGGTGTCGCGGGAACCGCAGGCGGCTACGACACGATCACTGGCTTTGGTCACGGTGGCGGCGGCGGCGGTGAAGGCACCGCAGGCGCTGGCGGCGCTGGTGGCGCAGCCGTCCGCGGTGGTGGTGGCGGTGGTGGCGGCAAGGGTACGACTGCCGGCGGCGCGGGTGGCGCTGGCGGCGCGGGATTCGTGCGCGTGCGCACGCTTTGCTTCGGATAAACCATGTCACAGCAACTAGACGTAGTCATCGACCAGGGCGCGAACTTCGTGCAGACGTGGCAGATCGACAACAAGAACCTTGCCACGGGCTACACGTTCCTTGCCAAGTTCCGTCCGCAGCACGCGAGCACCACCACGGTGCTGACCATCAACACGTTAACCGCAGTGCACAACGGGCAGCACACGACCCTCAGCTGCAACGTCGCGTCCGCGACCACGGCGGGACTCACTGCGCCTTCTCAGGGCGTCTACGACATCGAGTACACGCAGACCTCGACTGGCGCTGTGACGCGCGCCTTCGAGGGTTCCTACTACGTCACGCCGGAGGCGACAAAGTAATGCCGACCAAGACCATTTATCTCAGCGCGCTTGCAAATACCGACTCAACCAACGGCGGATTTCGCCAATTCGATGCCAATGTCAACGGCATGGCGGAGGTCGTGCTGCACGCGGGCTCCGAGTGCCAGCTTGTCTCGGAAAAGGACACGGGCGCTGCGGCTTTGACGGCAGCGGGCGACAATGGCAGATTCAACTTCACTGGTGGAGTGTCGAATCCCATCGTGCTGCGGTTCAATCCGGCGAAGACATGGATTCGATCCCACGGAGCCAGTTCAACCACGGTCTACGCGAGCATTACCTGGTAAACCGATGGACTTCCCAGACATCGCCGCCGCCCTCACCATCATCGCCACCATCGTCGGCTCGACGGTGCGCCTGATGATGAAGCTCAACCAGATGGACCGCGAGCTCTTCGAGCTGCGCCGCGAGTTCTCCGCGCACGGGGAGCGCATCTCCCGCATCGAAAGGAAGCTTGACCTTGACTAACGGCAAGACCACCCTCGCCGGCATCGGCGCGATCCTCACCGCCGTTGGCGGCATCGTCTCGACGTGGCCGACGCCCGACTGGACCACGGCCATCGCCGCGATCCTCGCGGGCATCGGATTGATCTTTGCCAAGGACTCCAAAGGGCGCGATGCTTGAGCGGTTTTTCGCCGCGCTTGCGCTTGGGATCATCGATCACCTGTCGCGCCGCACTGCGCGCGATGCTGATCCCGATAGCGCTTTGCTCGAGCGTGGCGGTGCTTCCGTACGCGAGTGGCTGCACGCGAACCGTGCTCGTGCCAGAGTCAAGCCCCATCAGGATCGGACCCGCGACGCGAGCGCGGATCTATGTGATGACTGAGGGCGAGTGGGAACTCGGCGCGAACTGCGTCGAGATCCCCGAGGGCTGGTATTGCGTGCCGCCCAGCTTCGTGGAGGAGAAGTGAGCAACCACCGCGCCTGCTGCTGCGGTCCAGGTCCGTGCGTATGCACGGGCTGCGATTTCGGCACCAGCTATCTCGCGTCCTGCATGTCCTTTTCGGTGAACTGGAGCTACGACCCGAAACGGTCGAACCCGTGCAGCGTCCTGCCTGGCTGCGTGCAGAACGACGAGGAGCTCGTGATCCACGAAGTACAGGTGAACGCGAACTACACGTTTCGCTCAGGACCGATCACGCGCAGCACACAAGCCGATGGAACGTGCTGCTACACCCGCGTCGGGCAATGCGACGTCACGTGGTCCGTCACCATTGTCTCAAAGGGATCGTGCTGCCAATATCCGAGCGTCTGCACCGTCACCCATGCGTATAGCGGCGTGGACACGGTGCCGTATCTGCTGACCGTGACGCCGTACTGCTGGCAAAGCACGACGTGCAATTGGCTGCACACCATTTCTGTATGCCCGGTTGCGATTGCGCTTGGTGAGTTTTGGATCGATGAACTAAGTTCGTCCGATTGCCTTGGACCACTTGACTGCAACAACCTTCCGCTGTCACGGCTGGGCCTCTACCTGAATGGCGGCTTGTTCCAGTGGAGGACCGACTACAAGGCGCTCAGCTCCATCGTGTGGCCGACGGATTACATCCCCGTGGCAAAGTGCCAGGCAGCGGCGATCCCGACCAGTTGCATTTACCAGCACCTTGCGTCGGGTGAGCCGTTCTCGTTGTACTTCGTCGATCCGAGCGACTACCAAACGCCGACGCTCTGCCCCCCGCCAATCAGCGTCATCCAGCCGTACTACGGACGCACCCAAGCGAATTGCCTGGGCGTCGATGACAACACTGCCAACCCCTGCCTTGGCGGCTACACGATCAACGATCCGTGCTGCTTGAAGGAATACAGCGCCAATGCAAACCCGCCCTGCTACACCTGAGCCGTGCAAGTACATGGTGGGCGGGGATTGCACCAACATGCTGGCATTGCCCGTCTACGGCGCCCGACCTTCGGATGGCGTCTGCGCCCAGTGCGAGTACAGGAACGGCCTGCGCGGGCTTGGGGACGCCGTAGCGACGATTACCACGGTCTTTGGGATCAAGCCGTGCGGAGCTTGCAAGGAACGGCAAGCGGCGCTAAACGCGGCAATACCTTTCCGCCGAAATTGTGGAAAGTGCGGAAAATCGGCTCAAGTGCCTTGACGATCTTGCCGACATTGTTACCGTGAGCGTAACAGTGCAACACAACAAGTCGAGATTCGAGATGCAAGCGCGCAGCCTGTGTAGGCGCGTGCTGGACCATGGAACCCTGACGGGCGACGCCCAGTGCCTTGCCGTCATCGTATTGGAGCTGCTGGATGAGCGACGAAGAGAAGCCGAAGCCTCGCGCGATCTCGGTGCGCGAGTCGACGTATCAGATGATTACCGCGGAAGCGCGCCGGCTTGGGATATCGCGTGCCGTGCTGGTGCGCTTCGCGGTCGAATCGTTCATCAACAAGGGCAAGGCAAAGGAGACTCGCAATGACGTGGCTTGACTACATCGGCGTGGCGATCTTTGTTGGGTTCTGCGTGTTCATCATCATCGGCGCTTTGCTTCCGATCATCGGTGAGCGCGGCACGGAAGGATGGGATGATGTCAACTGAGATCACAAAGGCAAAGCCCGCCGCGAACCCAGCGCTTGATCCGTTGCGGCACCAAGTGGGCATCGTGCAGGCGCTTGCGCCACAGGTGCTTTCGCGCTACTCCATCCAGCTGCAAGGCAAGACATACGTGCAGGTGGCCGGCGCGACGCTGATCGCCAACGCGATGGGCTACACCGTCCGCGAGGTCGAGGTGAAGCGCGTGGATTTCGGCGGCGGCGTGACGGGCTGGGAGGCTACTGCGGAGATCCTCGACCTCGATACCGGCACCATCATCGGGCGCGGCTCGGGCATCGTGACGGACGATGAGAAGCCGTGGGGCACGCGCCCGCAGTTTGCGCGCCGCGCGATGGCCTCGACGCGCGCAGCTGGGCGCGCGCTGCGCCTATCGATGGGGCACCTGTTCGCCTATCTCGGCGACAAGGTGCAGACCGTGACGCTTGAGGAGATGCCGGAGGATTCAAAGTGATCGCAGAAAAGGAGAATAGCGATGAGTGACGAGATGAAGATGACGCACCCGTACGAAGGCAACAAGTGCCGCGGTGAGATTCATGTCGTGCTCGGCACGACTGACGTCGGAGACTCGCCGACCGGCAGGCGGTTCGATCTCAAGGTCTGGCTAGGCGGACTCGACCTCGGCGGCGATGACGAGCCGACGGTCTGGTTCACGGTCAACGACGAGAGGGATCGGTACCATCGGAACACCGATGGCGATTCCGACTGCATGTTTAGCGTCTCGGTCGCTCGGCTACGCAGAATCTGCGACATGATCGAGGCGGCGCACAAGGTCGGACTCGACCAGTGGCGAGAGGTCGAGGAGGTCAACAATGACCGATGACATCGTGGCGCGGCTGCGCGACGAGCACTACAAGTTTGTTGCTGTTCCAAAAGAGAACAAGTTGGAAATGTCATCAAAGTCGGTGAAGAGGCTTGGCTTTTTGTGGCTCGAAGCCGCCGACGAGATCGAAAGGCTGCGCGCGCGCGTCGCCGAGCTTGAGTCCGAGCGCGCGCCAGCACCCTGAGCTTTTGCTTTGCCCCGGGCGGGGGAACACCCGCCCCCGCCTGGGGTTTCACAACTAGAGATTGGAGATGAGCAAATGACAGAAGAGGATGATTTCATCACGTTGACGATGTTCTGCAATGAGAAGCGCAACGCGAACATGCCGATCAACCATCATTGGATGCGCAAGGCGGTGGAGAGTCGGCCAGAGCGGCGCCGAGTCGGCGCATACACCCTTGCTCCTCGCAAGGTGTTTGAGTCGTTGTACGCCGAGTGGCAGCAGTGGTCGAGGAACCGCAAGCAAGAGCTGAAGCAGTGGCGGATCGAACATTGCGACCGAATCCGGGATATCCCGCGTCGCCGGCGAAGAACGGCAACTATCCACGCAGATACGTTGGATGAACTGCTGAAGCAGATCATCGAATTGCTCAAGAACACAAAGCGCTGATCCCCCCCCACACCCCCCCCTTGCGGGGGCTTGACAGGGTGGTTACGCTGGTCGAACGCGCCGCGACAGCAAGGCGTCGTTCGGGCTACCAGCGTAAACCACTCCTGTCTGCGCCCGCCCGCCAGAGGGTCAACCGATGGACGAACGACAAATGCAGACATGGCACGCAAAGCGCGAGGCGCTGTTCGCGGTGAATCTCCCGCACAGCGCACTCAGCATCATCAACCAACAGTTGCCGAACCTTGACTTCGATGTCGCAATCGAAGCTCTTGAGGTCTACGCGCAGCGGAAGCCCTACAAGGGCTTCTACATGCTCAAGTACATGGCGATCTACGAGAAGATCAGCCAAGACCATCCGCGCGGGGGACAGAAAGCGCCTAAGGGCGCTTCTGCCCCCGCGAAAACGCTGGACGACAATGGATGGAAACACGACGAACGCGCAGAGCGTGAGGCATACGAAGCGCTGCCTGACGGGTTCAAGGCCGAGTGCGAACGCAAGTACGCAGACTACGGCTGGCGAACCGGGACGCGTCAATGGCGGCTGCTCTGCCTCAGGGCGGCGGCGGGAAAGGACGTGGAGTGCTATCGCGTCCACCCGCCGTTCGCGTCGCGCGCCTATGACCGTGAGCGCGACTTCAAGATGAAGCAGGAGCAGATGGAGCGCTTCGGTTACGTCCAGCTGATTGAGAAGCTCCGCCGCGAGGTCGAGAAGCTGGGAGGGTCCATCAATGTCACGGCGTGAATCGGATTTTGAGTGGGCTGAGCGCCAGGAAGCCGACGTGCGGAACATGCAGTGCGAACGGAGCGCGGAGTTCCGCGAAGGTCCACACGAAGACATGCAGCTCAAGATGTACCGCGAAGGCTGGCTTGAGGCGACGAACAGGCTGAGCCTGATCGAGACGCTTGCCAAGCGCGTCCTCTCGATGAAGATCCTCGATGACCATCCATGCAGCAAGCAGGGGCTGTGCATCTACTGCGATGCCATACAGATCGCTTTACAGATCGAAGGAAGATCACGTGCACGCTGAACACGCAGAACTGATCGCCGCCCTGCGCCGCGAAAACATCCGCCTGACGATCGAGAACGCTGAACTAGGGCATCTGCGCACCATCATCGACGCACAGGACCAGCTGATCCGGCGCGCCGAGAAGGTCATCGCCGACCAGCAGGAAACCATCGGGCGATGCCAGAAGCTGCTGGAGGATGCCCTTCGATGCCCTTGAACAGCCGTGCGAAGGGCGCCGTCGGCGAACGTGAGCTTGCCGACGAACTGGTCAGGCTCGGGATGCTTGCCCGTCGCACCGTGCAATACAGCGGGAAATCAGGCGATGCAGCCGATTTGGTCGTGGATGGCCTCGCCCTGCACGTTGAATGCAAGCGAACCGAGCAGATCCGCATGGACAAGTGGCTTGAGCAAGTGTCTGTCGATTGCCACGGAAAGCCGTGGATCATCTGCCTTCGCCAGAACCGACGGCCATGGCTGGTGATCCAAACGCTCGACCAATGGGCAGCGGATTCCAACGCTGCCGCGTACGCGCGCATGAAACGGCAAGACCTGATCGCTGGGGCGATGGATGCAACGGAAGCACTTTGAGCACAGCCCGCCATTCAGCCGGCACATGAAGGCCAGGCCCAACAGGCTGAAGGGCCAAGCATGGACCAACCTTCGCACTCAATGGATACGCAACCATCCGTGGTGCGTGCGATGCGGGCGTCCAGGCGAGGAAGTGCACCACGTTGTGCCGCGTCAGGTCGCGCCCGAGCGCACTTTGGACGTCACCAACCTCGCCACGTTGTGCCGTTCGTGCCATCACGCGCTGCATAACGATGCGTAAGGTGCCCGTTAGGTACGCGAGAAAAACCGCGTTTTTGGCTCAAAAATGAGGGTGGGGGAGGGGGGTAAAAACCTCGTTTTTAGCGTGCTATGGTGCCCGTCCGCACTTGGCGAAAATTCACCCACGATCCTGCGCCCTTTTTTCCGCGTTTGGTGGCGATTGCTAGGCTATATGCGTGGATTTCCAGAACATCGCGGCGAAGGTAGATGGGTACGTCAACTCCGTTGAGGAAGGTCGCGTCGTTGCGGGCCGCTGGATATACGCCGCGATGCGAAGGTGGCGCTCGGATATCCAGCGCACCGATATCTACATGGACTGGGAGACTGTCGCGCGGATCGAAGCGCACTTCTCGACGCTGACGCTGGTCGGCGATGACAGCGGCAAGACCTTCGAGCTGCATCCGTGGCAAAGCTGGGTGATTGCGAACCTATGGGGCTGGCGCTACCGAGCTGACGGGCGACGGCGCACCAAGCTGGCGATACTCCAGGTCGCACGCGGCAACGGAAAGACCACGTTGGCGGCAGGGCTTGCGCTCTGGGACCTACTGCTTGGCGACGGTCGACGCGTCCACGTGATTGCCAACAACGAAGAGCAAGCCGCGATTTGCCTCGACACTGCGCGGACGATGATCCGCCGGCAGGACCGCGACGAGGTCGACGTGCTTTGGGACCGCATCGAAATCAAATCGCGGGATTGCCTGATGACCGGATTGCCAGCGCTCGAGCGCGCGCTTGACGGTCTCAACCCGTCATTTTGGATCGCCGACGAAGCAGCTGAGTTCAAGGGTCGGTTCCTGACCAAGCTGCTGACCACGGGCAGCAAGCGCAAGGAATCGCTCGGCCTGATTATCACGACGCCCGGCGCGAACCCAGAGAACATCTACGGCGAGATGGTCGCCAACGCCGAGAGCATCTTGCGGAACGAGGTCGAGGATGACTCGGTGTTCGCCGCGCTATACGGCATCGATCCAGCGGACACGCCCGACGATGAAGCCGCGTGGCCGAAGGCAAACCCAGCGATGCAGTACGGACAGCCTGACCGCGTCTCGCTGCGCCGCAGCTGGAACACGTTGAAGCGCAGCCCCATCGGGCGCTCCGAGTTCATCCGGTATCACTGCGCGCGCACCGACGAAAATACGGGCGGCTGGCTTGATATGCAGCTATGGCCAGGAAGCCAGACGCCTGACTTCGAGGCATTGAAAGGCCGTCCGGCGTGGGTTGGACTTGACCTATCGAAGTCGCTCGACATGACTGCGCTGGTGCTTGCCATCCCGCTCGACGATGGGCGCGTCGCCCTGAAGGGGCATTACTGGTGGCCCAATGCCGACGTGAACCAGCGTGAACTCGACTACCGAATGCCCGTGCGCACGTGGGCGGCAGAACGGCGGATCACGCTGACGCCAGGGCGCGAGATCGACTACGAGAGCATTCGAGCCACCCTCGAGCAGCTGCGGCAGGAATACGACCTACGCGCGGTCGGCTACGACGCATGGGGAAGCAAGTACCTGGTCGAGGCGTGCGAGGCCGACGGCATCCCGATGACCGCGTACCGAATGGGAATCGCCACCTTCGGGCCAGGTTGCCAGCTTTGGCAAAACCTTTGGGCCGGCGGCAAACTGGTCATCGGAGACGATCCGATCATGCGCCGCGCGTGCGCCGAGGCCGCGGCTCAGCAAGACCGAAACGGGAACATCCGACCCGTCAAGTCCCGTACTAACTGCATCATTGACCCGCTGGTGGCTGGGATCATCGCGGTCCATTGCTGGGGCGGCAAGCGGTCGAGTGTTTATGAATCGGAGGTTTAGGACGGGCGTTAGGTGTTAGGAGCGGCAACAATGCGCGCGTGGTAAGGGATTTCCTCCGCCGCCTGTTCGTCGGTCCATACAGCGCCACGATCCTCCAGGAATCG